ACTTTTAAGTTCCGTACCTTCCAGATCCACATAAGTGCCATCTACGGCTGTGCCTTGCCATGTTCCTGATGCAATAGTTCCTGTCGCAGTAATATTAGCCTGTGTGAAGTGTTCATTTGCGGCAAAGTTTCCCAGAGAGTCATGGTCTATATCGCCATCCGCAACCGCTCCCGTTGAACCTGAAACGCTTGTGACCGGCGGTGTCTGCCAAGAGCAAGTTCCATCACTATCTTCCCGTAAAAATTTCGTTCCCCCTGCCTCTCCTGTGCTTTTTAACTCTGTACCCTCTAAATCCACATAAGTACCGTCTACTGCCGTTCCCTGCCATGTTCCGGAGGCTACCGTTCCTGTTGCCGTGATATTAGCCTGTGTAAAATGTTCATTGGCTGCAAAATTTGCCAGAGAATCGTGGTCTATGTCACCGTCCGCAACCGCTCCTGTTGAACCGGAAACACTTGTAACCGGGGCAGTTTGCCAACTGGAAGTCCCGTCGCCGTCCTCCCGTAAAAACTTCGTCCCACCGCCTTCTCCGGTACTTAATACTGCCGTACCCTCTGTAGCACTGCCACCTACAACTGCGGTTCCGTCTGCCTTTACGTAACTGATACATTGAACCGTATTAGAACCTGTTGACTGAAAAATAGCCACATCACCCGCGGCAGTCGTTATATTAGATTCACCGGGTAAGTCCAGGTTGGTAGCATGGTGTGTCATCGTCAAGGCACCGTCAAACTGGAGTGTAAATTGCCTGTCCGCCACAACCGTCATGGCAGCAAAACCGGTAGTACCGGTAACATCGAAATAATCCCCGTCCGTGTCGATCACAAGAGGTGAAGCCGATGCTATATCACCGCCTTTCTCGGTCTGCATATAGTTTCCGTTTGCATCAAGAAAACCTCCCAGTTGGGGAGTGGCATCCTCTACCACGTTACTGAATGTCGTCAAATCGGCATCTTTCTGCGCGAGCGTATGCCAGTTTGAGCCGTCACACGCGATTAAGACCGAATCGTACTGTGTGCTTAGTGCAAGTGTGGTCGAACCGTCTATTGTCTCCGATGCGTTGCCGTCTATCGTAAGCGCATAGGCATCCCCTGTTGTCTTCTTTATGTAATAGGTTTTATCCGTATTGCCCGATGCGGCGGGGAGTGTGAGTGACCATGCGCCGCCGGCTGTACTGCATAATATAATCCTGTCCGCAAGCGTAGCCGTGTACGTGGTGGTCTTTGTCACCAGGTCGGGGAATATATACCACTGCGTTGATTTGAGGATCTGGTTTATCACGTACCTTATCCTCTGTAACTCGCCGTCAAGCGTGGTCGCCAGTGATTCCGAACCTGCCGGGTACGGGTCTGCCGTAGCTTTCATCTCCGTGGCATTTGCGCTGTAATCGTCTATGCTCTCCGGTATATTATTGTTTATATGCTCGTTATTCGCCGTATTATAGTGGGCGGCGAGGATCGTGTCCCCTGCACTCACCGTATATGTCATTGAATATGGGTATCCCATTTCTAACCTCCGAAAGTATGTATTTTAATAATTTTTATCTTCTCCGCCCTTTTCCTGACAGCCCCGATCTCTTCCTGTGACCTGCCCTTTCCGATAGCCTCAAGTTCAAGCCCCCTTCTTACCTGTTTCTCCATGCCCTTTCGTTCCTCCCCGTTATCGGTATATTTCTTATTACAATCCCTGCACATCAGAATATTCGTAAAACTGCCGTCTGAGAGCGTAAAGGGGACGGGACTGAAATTGCTCATCGTCTTGACCGCGTACACGTTGACCTTACCGCCATCGGGTAATATATGCTCGACTATACCGCGTTTCTTTACGGGTGAATCACACCTCATGCACCTGACCTCTTTTAACCCGTAACCGTCATATTCTATATAATCTTTTTCGTACACTAACTTGCCATTCTCGATAATGGTTTAAAATCCGTTAATAATTGTGATATAAAGAAATCCTCGTCCACATTATTATTAAATATATGATATTCTATCCTCAACCCGACTTTCTTTATAGGGAAGGCAACCTCTATCACTTCTCCCCCGCCGTACGTACCCGCACTTCCGTCCGCGCCGTAGGTCGTACCACCGCCGTATGCCGCGCCTAAACCGGCAAGCGATATAGTCTCCTGTCCCACGTACGAGCCGTCTACCCAGAAATCAACGAGCAGGTTGTAAGGCCCTTTCGCATCAACGAGTATCCTTCCCTGGTCAAAACGCTTGGTAACCCTTGGGTCACCCAGATGCCCCCTGGGTGTCTTGAAACCGCTTGAATACGCCTCGCTGTTATCGTTATGAGTGGATGTTTCCAGTTCCCATACGTAACCGTCACCCATACCACCCGTGTATATCTTAAAATCACCTACCGCCTTTCGCACAAGCGCGGAACATGATGCCTTGAAACCCGAATCCGAATTTATATTATCCTTAATCACCCATCCCTCTTCAGGGCCTCTGTCAATAAAATAGACAAGGGCTGTATCTATATCGGTCTGATTCGCCCTTATTACAAAGAAATTTATGCACCTCAGTACCGGGTCGTAGATTACATGGAAATCACCTATCGCGGAGAGTTTCATCTTTTCCCTTATGAACTCGTCTATAAAGGAAGCCCTTGTAAGCGTTGCCTGTTTGTAGTCGCCGTAATTCTGGGCTGCGGTAACGCTGTAAATCGTACCGTCCTCTGTCATTGATATAATATCATTGGTCACCTGCACAAAGGTCTTGTCCGTAGCCGTTCCCCCGCCCCACTGTGCCTTGTTATAACCCCATTTACTCGTATCACTGTCCGTATCGTCTATTATGTACGTCCATGATTTACCCGCCAGTACGATCCTGTCGCCGTACTCGGCACCGTTAAGTATGCCATGCCCGTCACCCGTATCTATATAAAAGGTGAGTACACCCGTAACGAAATCAGGTTCAGTACTCCCGTCACCCGGATTCTCAGCCGATGCGTAGACCGTGTTCGGATCGGTCTTGCCGTTAATAGCCCATAACCTCTCGGATGCTCCCCTGCCGTGTATAATCATCTTACGGGGATAATTACCGCCCGCCCAGTCGGTAGCCTCGTTGACGATATCAGTCGTGGAACCCGCGGCACCGTCCCATATCTGCGGAAGGTCGTTTCCCGTGCATATAACGCACATATTATTAAATGTTATAAAATGAACGGGGCGGTCAATGGTAAGCCCCGTCTTTAATTCCGTATTATAATTTCTCTGTATCTTGCCGTCCGAGGTTGCCGTCAGGATAAACTCCGTGCCGTTCTGTAACCTGAACTGGTACAGTCCCCATATACGCGGCGTTCCCGTTATCACCGTACCGTTTACGTGTGACGTTCCGCCACGCTTAGACCTGCCCCCCTTGTGGAGATTGATGTTCTTCGTCCCCTCCACCATCGCGGTTATCGGGATCTTGTCTATGTTCTGGTCAAAACTGAAACCACCCCTGGCAAAATCAATACCGTGCGTTTGTCCCCTGTATCCCATTTTTTATCAGTAATCCCCCCTGTTAATATTCATGGAACCCGTACCCGCCGACAGGATGGCACTGTCCACTCCCACACCGCTTATCAACTGGTCAAGAGCATTTATATTCTCGATTATCCCGTAGCTTCTATTGGCTATATTAAAGACCTCCGCGGATAACTGTATATCGTTATCAACGGCGAGTTCAATCGCCAGGTTGTATACCATCGCCCTGTTGTACTCAAGAGGTATGCTGAAAGTAGTCCCCTGTGCCGTCGGGTTTACCAGTACTTTCTCGGAAACAAGATGGAAGGTATAGGCGGAATCCGCCTCGTAATTAAATTTAATCTTCCCCAATGGATACTGGGGATCGTAATACAGTTCGGTCGGGCGGTCTTCGGTGTCCTTTGATAAAAGGGCGTTATATTCCTTTTTCGTCATATCCGTATTAATAGGATAATCCACATTGCTTATGCGGATAAAGGCACTTGTGATCTTCACCGGCCTTCCCGTTGAGGTCGTAAGGTCGGGACTGTCACCGGTAACTCCTATGGTGTAGACCGCCTGCCCCACGGTTAGAGCGAAACTCTCGGTTACGGAATACGGCACTATCAAACCGTCCGCACTCCATGACGATAACATATTCTGTAAGTCCTGCAAACCGTCCGTCAACTGCTGCGTGGACGGGCTTTTTACCCCGCACTTCCTGTACGAGGCTGTTATTACTTCCTGTGCTGTCATATCAGCCATTTATCTTCCCCACTATAGAAATAGGCATACTGCGACTGTAGAAAATAGTCATGCAGGGGATTTTTTATCATCCCCTGCCGACTAATAATAATAATACAAACAAACAAACATACAGATAACTTATCCCCTGACCCTGGTAGCCCATTCCGGACGTATTGTCTTGTATCCGAAAAGCACATCCAGTCTTGCAGGAAATTTGTCATTAGTGATGTCCGCGCCTCTCCAGAACCTCATTGAGATACCCTCTATGACAGCCCTTGACATTCTCTGTAAAGGCTCCACGTGAAGGTCTGCGGAAACAAAAGTAAAGGCATCCCTGTGGTAAGCAAGGTTCTGTGTGTAAGCACCAGAAGCCGCACCCGAACCACCGGAAGCAACGTGTACTATCGCCTTACCCGCCCCCGCACTTTCAAGATCCACGTTCTGCTTCGCACCCGATGTTACAGGTGTAGGTGAAACCGTAAAAGTGTCCGTGGCATCAGCTGTAATAGCGGCAGTAATAACAAACTGCTGCAAATGAGAATACCTCTGCTTTGTTTCAAGATTAACCGCGTAAACATCGGCAATCGTGAATACATCGCCAACTGTAAGTGTCTGAGAACTTGTCTGCCCTGTCGTCACAATAGAAGCCGATGCGCTTGTTATACCTGAAGAGGTATTACAAACAGGAGTCGAATCAGTCCTTGTACCGTTGGTATGACTGGGAACCATATTACTCTCCCACCACTTCATACCCGCAGCTTCGCCGATATAACCCTCTGAGAAAGCCCTTTCAAGTTCGCTTGACTTGTGGAAATACGTACCGACTGCATTTACCGTAGCCGCCATAGCGACTGAATCCATAAGCAGATGCCTGTCAGTAGTAGGCGCAAGCCCCTGGCTCAACTTTGTATTCGCGTTGAGCGCGGCGAGAAAGGTATTAGGGTCTGTTGCGGTTCCGGTATTAGTGGAAAGGTTGAACACGTCCTGGTAAACATTGGAAAGAACCGTGTATTCAACATTTGCCGCAAGTTTCGACATTGCCGGTTCAAGAAACCTGCTCTTAAAGTCGTCAACACTCATTGTCATCTCAACCGATGTGAAATTCGGAAGACCGATATGTTTCTGTGTCGCGACCGTCAGAGTCTGTGTGGTCTCGGCAGCATCCTGCGAACTCAGCGTTGCACTGTCAGTAACAGTGTACTGGTTGGGCTCCCTGATAAGCAGTGTCCCGCCGTTCTTACCGCCTTCGTTTGCAAACCTGTTGTCGTACTGCCGGTTAATCGTCTTGATAAACTTCAGTTTATTGTGAAAAATTGCTAACGCTTCCCTGACAATATCACCATCAGATAGCGTTTTCAGTGAATTAGCCATAATTTATTTCTCCTTCTTTAGTCTTTTAAATTCTTCCGCCTGCCGCCACTTGTACCATTCCTCGTCCGTCATCTTGCCCGGTTCCTTGGTAACGATCTCCCCGTTACCACCGACCGGTTCAAGCGGTTTCGGCGCATTAGTTGTCATTGTCCCGGCACTCTCAAAACGTGCCTCTATTTTTCCTACCTCACGGTTTATCTCTCCCATATCACCCAGACTGCCTATACGAACCCTCTCCGCCTGGTTTTTAGCCAGGTAAAGGCCGATCCTCGCATTATGAGGACTATCGGCAATCGCCTGTCTCGCGTTACCGTACTGGGTTCTGTTGATAGTGTCGTAAACATCGGGAAACTTCTCCTGTAATTTACCCGCCTGTTCAACGAACCTGTCGGCATTGGACTGATCCCGCGTTTCCGCAGTCCTTGTCCTCGCCGTTATACTCGCCTGCGCGTTGTTGTAAGATATTGTATCGTCCTGGTACTTGTCATAAGCCTTCTGGTACTCATCATACCCTACGTACTCATCCCTGTCGGGAACCTTCGGCCTGTCCCTGGGAGCCAGTTTCTCGGCTTCCAACTGCTGTATCTTCTCGTTGGCTTTCCGCAGTTTATCCTGCGCCTCGTTCTTCTGTCCCGCGATCTTATCGATGCGTTTCTGAACGGAAGGCATGGTGCGTTCCTTGAATTTCTCCGCACCTGATTTCTGCGGTTCTCCCGACATGATATCCTCCGGGCTTAAACCTTCTTCCTTTCCCGCCACGATACCCGTGTCATCCGTACTCTCTTCACCGGTAGTCGCCGTCACTACCTCTTCCTCTTCATTTTCTACTGCCCCGGCTTGTACTATTTCCACTTCTTCTTCATTTTCCCCGGATTGCACGTCCCGGTCACGTTCCCCTACTGTCATAGTAAGTTTCCTCCCGCCCCGGCGTTACCCTCCCCGGTAGAGCCTTGTCCCTCATCTTGAGGTTGTATTCCCAACATGGTTGGTAAGAACTGCTTTATTTCTTCCGTAATCTGCTGATGCCCGTCCCAATCGCTTAACCGCGCAATATGGGGAGTGAGCAATACAGCCAGTTGGGGATTGCCCGATACAAGACCGATCATTCCCTGCAACTGTTCCTGTCTCCTGGTGGACATTATCTTTACGCTTTCAATAACATCGTATTTGCCCATCGTTAAATCATTTAATATAGTCCCTGTCTCCAAGACCACCTGGTTTATCCTTACAAGGTCGCTCCTCGGGTCTTGTGACGGCCCTGCCTCGCCCAGAATACGGACGGTACGGGGAGTGTCGTATATGACGGGGATAAGGTCTTTAAGCTGTCTCGCGGTCTCAAGAATAGCCCTGCGGTAATTATCCGTAAAATGAAACGTCCCGAACTCGCTCCTGCTCGCCCTCTGCTGTATGGCAACACCCGTTCTCTCGTTACTCCTCTCGCCCGCAAACGACTGGTACAAACCAAGGGTATCCTGGATATCCCCGCTCGTAACCCCAAGCATGGTCGCCGCGCCTGTCGGCACCTGCGGTGGCGGTTCGCGCCTCGGCGTGAGTCTTCCCTGCGGGTGAAAAGGCAGGTAGGGCAGAAGTTTCTTGTGAGCAACGTCCCAGAACGACTTNAACCCCTTTATCATATTATTAGTGACGAGATACGGTGCCTTGATCGCAAGTGCCACGGTTTCCGTTATATTAGTCTTCCAGTAGTTGTACATCCTCTGGTCGTCCTTGGCATCCTCGCACAAAGACCTCTTGTACACCCTGCCGTCAACCGTTACCCAGTCCCCCTTGACGGTAATGATAGGGATTTCCTTCCCCGGCCACTCACCGCGTTCAAGTATCTGGTTNCCCGTTATCTTAGCCCATTTAACCTTGAATACCCTGGGTGTCTTCCTGTCTTCCACTACCCAACCCTGATCCATCAGTGCTTCCTCGGTAACAGTCTCGCCGTTATATTTCCGCCCTATCTCGTACACCCTGGACTCTCCGGGGAAAAACTCGTTCCTCACCTTGACCACCTCGGTCTTGACCCTCTCCTTATAGAAATATTCGGCAATAACAAGGTTATCCGTGTCGTACCACTGATCCTGACTGTCCTTTACGTACCCCGAATCAAAACTCTGCTCGTCCGCCTTCGGATACCTGTACTCAAATTCATCCTTCGTTATCTTCTCCCTGATAAAACCGTACATACCATCGGGATCCATGTGTACGTTAAACTGGTTCTTTATGGGTCTTATGAAAATCTCCTGGTCAAAAGAATCATCCAGTTCCTCGGTGGTTATCCTCCAATGCCCGAAACCCGCGGCAATCGCGTGTTCCCCCGCAGTCGTGTATATCTCCTCCGCATTAGAGGCGTATTCAATCTGCCGGATAAGCCCGGATATTATCCTCGCCTTCTCCTCGTCACCCTTATCGTCAACCGGTATCACGTTACCCGCGAGCCTCTGATCCCTCTCCCTGTTTGCGACCTGCGCCACGTATTTACGCAGCTTATTGCTTGTAAGGCACGGACGGTTATCCTCCGCCCTTTCATTCTTGACATCCTCCGCCCACTGCCCGTTATCTATATTGTAGACAAACCTGAGATTGTTCCTTCCCGCCTCGTAATTGTGGTCATCCGCGAGTTCGATCTTCTGGAACCTTTCCTTCGCCGTGCTTAGAAATTTTAAATCGTCTTTTTTTGTTGTTTTCTTTCTTGCCATAATCAGTTTTTCCTCAAA